AATGGTAGACTTACTATCATGCCAACAAATGAACTTCGATTCCATGATAAATCATACACTGAAGGCGATTGGCCTAAAGATTTGAAACTAAACAATAGTACCTGGAGAGTTGAATGAGCGTTTTTTCAAACGAAAAGTTTGATGCTACTGAACAAACCTGCTTCTTTGGGAAGCCGGTGAATATTGCTCGTTATGATAAGCAACGTTACAATGCGTTTGAAAAGCTTACAGAAAAGCAACTCGGTTTTTTCTGGCGTCCAGAAGAAATAGATCTGTCGCGTGATGGTAAAGACTTCAAAGGATTGAACGATCATGAAAAGCACATATTCACGTCTAATCTCAAACGCCAAATCCTCCTTGACTCTGTCCAGGGCCGTGCTCCATCTACAGCTTTTCTACCTATATGTTCGCTTCCTGAGTTGGAAACCTGGATCCAGACTTGGGCGTTTTTCGAGACGATTCATTCCCGTTCCTACACTCATATCATTCGTAACGTCTATTCTGATCCTTCCAGAGTCTTTGATGAAATGCTGGACATCGAGGAAATAGCTGATTGTGCTCACGATATTAGTAAGTATTACGACGATTTGATTGCATTCAATAATAAGGCTGCTCATATTGGCTATACCAAAGGATTTTCGGCTCCTAATGTTTATGGACACAAGAAAGCTCTGTGGCTGTGCCTTAATGCTGTTAACGCTCTTGAAGGAGTAAGATTTTATGTTTCGTTCGCATGCTCCTGGGCGTTTGCAGAAGTCAAAAAAATGGAGGGTAACGCCAAGATTATTAAGCTCATCGCTCGCGATGAGAATGTTCACCTTGCCTCAACTCAACAGCTCCTCAAGATTCTACCGAAAGAGGATGAATGTTTTCGCACAATTGCTGATGAAACACGTGAAGAATGTATCAAGATGTTCCACGACGTCGTCGAGCAGGAAAAGGCCTGGGCAAGATATCTCTTCAAAGATGGATCAATGATTGGTCTTAACGAGCAACTGCTTTGCGAATACGTCGACCACATTGCCGCTAAACGAATGGGTGCTATTGGACTTAATGGTAAGCCTGGTGTTAATCCTCTTCCATGGACTCAAAAGTGGATCTCGGGCTCTGACGTACAGGTTGCTCCGCAGGAAACAGAAATTACTAGTTATGTGATTGGTGGTGTTAAAAAAGATGTAGACGAAAACACTTTCAAGGGATTTCAACTATAATGGATTGGATTACATGCCCCTCCTGCGAGGAGGAATTTAAAATACTCACCGACGGAACAACGTTACCAACATATTGTCCATTTTGCTCCGAAGAGCTTAATCTCGATGATATTTTTGATGAAGAAGAAGATGAATAAATAAATCTTTCCAATCATTATGGAACAGATTTGATGTGGTTATACGAAGATAAAGAATTTACTAATGACGGTGAATGGTATGGCTTTGTATACCTTATTGAAAACTTGACCAACGGTAAGAAATACATAGGTCGAAAGTATCTTACGAAAGCAGGATACAAGACCGTAAAAGGTAAACGCAAGAAGATCCGTGTAGAGTCCGACTGGGATTACTATTACGGGTCTTCTGCCACCTTAAAAGAGGACGTAGAAAAGTTAGGTAAAGAAAACTTTAAGCGAACTATTTTACGACTATGTAAGTCACGTGGTGAATGCAACTACTTTGAAACAAAATATATTTTTGATACTAATGCAATCTTAGATCCAAACTATTATAACAACTGGGTGTCATGTAAAATTCAAGCGAGCCATGTAAAGGCTCTACTTTTTAACCCCAAGCAGGAGACTTTATGAGGTGGGCAAAGTACTAGAACATAAGCATTTAATTGTAAGAGCTGAATTAAGCAATCCTCCGAAGTGTTCAACAAGTATCGCTCTTTGGATGCGTGATTTAGTTGATGCAATTGGAATGAAAATCCTTATGGGACCATATTCAGTTTATTCTGATATGGTTGGCAATCGCGGATTGACTGCTGTTACTATCATAGAGACTAGTCACATTGCTCTCCATGTTTGGGATGAATGTGAACCTGCCATGGCTCAACTGGACGTTTACACGTGCAGTGCTTTGAATATTCAAGATGTATTTGATGCAATACAGGCTTGGAATCCTACTCGAGTAGAATATAAGTATATTGATAGAGAAAATGAGTTGACATTAATTGAGAAAAATATTATATAATAAGAAGGTTGTACAATCAGTTCTACCAAGAATAATAAATGAGGTTATATAATGGGTAAAAAGAAATTTCGTAAAGCTTATACTTCAAGAGCTCAGCGTCGTTCAGTTGTAAATGGAGTGAAAGAAGCTCGAGCAGCTCGTTCTCCTTTTGATACAATGATGAATAAAGTTGATGCATGGAAGAAGGGGTTGAATCCATGGATTACTGTGCCTGGTCCATCTTCCAAAATGCGATACGTTAAGGTAAGAGCTAACACTCTTTATGGTGATCCAAAGAAGTCTGCAATCGGACTCTTTAGCAAAGTATCATCAGATGAAGCATAGAGTTATTATCTACACAAAGGATAACTGCCCGTACTGTGTACAGGCAAAGAGTCTACTTTCACTTAAAGACCAATCATATACTGAGATGAAAATTGGCAGTGATTTGTCTCGTGAAGAGTTTATGGAAATCTTTCCAAACGTGAAAACAGTTCCTTTTATTATTATCAATGAAGAAAGAATCGGTGGTTATGATAGACTCGTTGAATACTACGATCGACCAGAGCAACAATTCCTGGCAGAATGATTATCTCAAGCAAGCACTACTCGATGATGTAGTCTTTGTTTTGTTTGTAAAGAAGGATGGAACAGAACGCAGGATGACCTGCACTCTAAAGCCAGATCTTCTTCCAGCACAGACTGATCTTGAAGAAGCCGTGCAGAAGAAGACTCCGAATCCGGATGTTCTGGCTGTATGGGATCTTGAAAATCAAGGATGGCGTTCATTCCGTTATGACTCCGTTATTGGATTCACTAAAGAATCATGATCTATATTATAGACATTGATCAGACTATCTGTATCACACCAATTGTGGATGGAAAGCATCGTTATGATCTTTCCATTCCACTTGACCATCGTATTGAAGAGATAAATAAACTGTACGATCAAGGGCACACCATCATTTATTGGACAGCCCGTGGTTCAGGATCCGGATTGGATTGGACCGACCTCACTACACAACAACTGAATAACTGGAACTGTAAGTTCGAAGAAGTGCGTCTTGGAAAGCCATCATACGATTTCTGGATTGATGACAAAGCTTTTAATGACAAACACTTCTTCCATAGCGTAGATCAAGAGTTCCTTGGAGAACATAATGAATAATCAAGATTTAATTGAATTGAATGAATTGAATAAGGAATCGAATGGTGGAACAGAACTCACCACCCGAAATCTCTTCCACCGACTTTCTCGTGATGAACTCGATGGTGTCCAAATTATCACTGCTCGCGTCCGTGAGCTCGACCCTGATAGAATTAGAATCTATCATCTCCACGATCTCCCTCTTGATCCAGAAGCTGAACACCTTAAAGACCCAGCTTCTCGAGATCGGTTCCACAAGTTGGTGTTCAGTAGCAACTGGCAGTATCAACAATATCGTGACTATCTTGGAGTACCATATAGCCATCAATCGGCAGTTATTGAAACAGGTATTGAACCAATTCCGCTTGTTGACAAACCTAAAGATAAGATACGCCTCATTTATACGTCCACACCTCATCGTGGACTGGAGATTCTGGTTCCTGTTTTTTGCGCGCTAGCAGAACGTTATCCTAACATTGAGCTCGACGTGTTTTCTTCGTTTGGTATCTATGGAAAGAACTGGGAAGGTCGAGATCAGCAATATGAACCATTGTTCGAAGTGTGCCGCAATCATCCACAAATTAACTACCATGGCTGGGCAGATCAGGAAACGGTACGTGCCGCGTATCAAAAAGCGCACATTTTTGCGTATCCTTGCATCTGGCCCGAAACATCCTGTAGATCTCTTATTGAAGCTATGTCTGCTGGTTGTTTGGCAGTCCACCCTAACTTTTCTGCTCTTTCAGATACTTGTGGCGGATTGACAGTACAATATGATGGAGATCATGAGGACATGAATCTTCATGCAAACATCTTTGCTCATACTTTGATGTATGCTATTGAAAACGTGCAAAATAATGACTTGACCAATATTCTCACTTTCATTAAAGCTTATGCTGACACTCGATTCTCCTGGGAATCAATTATGCCTAAGTGGAAGGGACTTATTGCATCATTGAAGGAACAACATCGTGATCTTAGCCAAGGCACCACTCAGAGTTAGTTTTTTCGGCGGGGGTAGTGATATCCCCGCCCACTTTGCACAATGGGGTGGATCTACAATCTCTACTGCTATCGACAAGTATGTCTATGTAGCAGTTATGCACACTCCTCATAATCATATCAAAGTATCTTATTCAAAGCAAGAACTTGTCACCAATGTAGACGATATCCAGAATGAGATCGTTCGTAACGCACTCAAGTTCTTCGGCATTAAATCCAACATTGAGATCACATCATTTGCAGACATCCCTACGATCGGCAACGGTCTTGGTGGATCGTCTGCGTTTACGTGTGCGCTTGTGAAAGCTTTGTCTGCATACCTTGGTTATGAATATGTGAATCCATACGGCGTTGCAAAGACTGCATGTCATATCGAGATCGACCTCTGTAGATGGAAGATTGGTATGCAGGACCAGTTTGCTTCGGCGTTTGGTGGCATGAACTACATCAAGTATGCTAACGAGCTCGGCGAAGGACGTGTTGATGTAAAGCGTCTTGACTCGAATACGATTGAAAACTATATGATCTTGATTCCTACAAACGTAGAACATCATGCAGCCAAGATCCTTGATACTATCAACTTCGAAGCAAAGACCTTTACCATTCGTGAGCTAGCTCACATGGCAGATATGCAAGGCACTCAAAAGGTAAACATCTACGACTACGGTCGTTTGCTCGACTCTGCATGGGTCCTTAAGAAACAAATGAGCGCCGAGATCTCAAACAGCGAAATAGATACTATGTACGAGCGTTGTAAGGATGCCGGTGCATTGGGTGCCAAGTTGCTCGGTGCTGGTGGTGGCGGATACATGCTAGCGCTGACCGAATCAAAAGAAAAGATTCGCCGAGAATTTTCAGATAGAACATGCCTCGATGTAGGCATCTCACACGAAGGAGCAAGAGTTGTATACCGAGATTGATATTATATTTGATCATATGGGTAAGGTTAATATTGGCTTTGCCAGCATTAATCATGATCAATTCAAAAAAGCTGCTGAATTGATTTGGATGACCAGCATATCAAATTATCGTAATAACATCTATACAATTGGCAACGGTGCTTCTGCTGCAATTGCTCAGCATTGGGCGTGTGATTATACTAAAGGTTGCAAGCAAGGTGGGCTCAGACCACGTGTAATTTCACTGGCTGCTAACATTCCACTTATGACTGCAATCTCCAATGATATTTCCTATGAAGATGTTTATGCATTTCAACTGGAAGCGCTTGGGCAGGAAGACGATGTGCTAATTGCAATTTCTTCAAGTGGCAATTCACCGAATGTCGTTAAGGCACTCGAAACTGCGAAGAAGCTAAAGATAAAAACTATTGCTCTAACTGGATTTTCACCAGATAACAAGTGTGCTCAACTCGCTGATATTTCTATCCACGTTGATTGCGACGAATATGAAGCCACCGAAGATGTTCACCAAGCTATTATGCATATGATTGCAAAATACATACGACAAAAAAATGGTTGACATTTTTTTCATAATAGTGTAGTATGAAAAAATGGAAAAGGCACTCAAATATCGAAACGCTGTTGCTCGGTTTTGCGGCCAGGTCAACAAACCCAAGGTTATCCCTGCTAAAAAAGGCAAGGGATCGTTTCGTCGTATGAAAAAGGTGAGCACTCATGGCTATTAAGGTGAAGGCTAAAATTAAGCACAAGTCGCGTGCTGCAATCAAGTTGATTGACGAAAAGCATTATGGTCCAGAACCAATTGTCGTCAGCAACCTTACTGATGCACTGAACTGGTATAACTACATGGGCAGCAGCGATGATGCACGTGAGTGGTTCTTTGATTATCTAAAAAAGAACTATACCAAGAATGATATTGCAATGATTAAGAAGCTTCCTAAGTGGAAAGTTTCCAAGACTCTTGGTGGTGTTGCTCGTATTCTAACGAATGGCAACGTTTTGCCAGAACAGAACATGGAATACTTCAAGACTAATGTGCAGGCTCTGATTGAAGCCGGTAAGCAGATTGTAGATGAAGTAGAAGAAGCTCCAAAGCCAGTTGTAGACATTCAGGCTCGTGTTCGTGATAAGGCTAATTTGATTATCACCAACATTGAAGAAGAAATTGATCTCATCATGGATGGCAAAGAGTTTTCCATGTATACCTATTGCCAAGCCAACGAACTCAACCTTCAGATCCTAAACATCATTGCTGATTACTATCGTCCGCAATGGGATGAGATTCGTTCGAACGATGATCAGGTAAAGGAAGCCTTTGGCAAACGACAAAAATTTTGGTTAAATTTTTGGAATAATTTCTTCACTGACATCGATCGCTACCTAAATAACAAAAAGGTAGTGAAGGTTCGTAAGCCACGTGAACGCAAAGCCAAGTCGGCTGTTGATCTGGTTAAAAATCTGAAGTTCCAGAAGGAAGAACCTTCGCTTAAGATTGTCTCTGTCCATCCGGCAGAAATTATTGGATGTCAACAACTATGGGTATACAATACCAAGTATCGCAAATTGACTCAGTATCTAGCAGTGGGACCTGCGGGTATTCAAGTCAAGGGAACGACTCTCACTGGGTGGGATGTAGAATCCAGTACGTCGAAGACTCTACGGAAGCCAGAAGAATCCCTGACGGGGCTATTGTCAGCAGGCAAGGTTGGTCTGAGGTCGTTTATGTCAAATATAAAGACAGCGGAAAGTAAGCCGAATGGCCGGATCAACCAAGAATGCATTTTATTGAGGGTAATTAAATGACCGACAACGTCGTATTGTTTCCAGGATTCAAGAGAGAATCTCCTCCACAATCAATTGAAGAGATTGCTGATAAGGTAGTTCAAAATCGTAAAGAGCATGTTGATGGCGTGATGATGGATTTAGTTCCAGAATTCATGCAACTGTTTGGATCCTATGGACTTGATATAAGTTCTGACGTATACATCAAAGATGTTGCAATGATTGTGGAAGCGGCGAAGTCTATGATTAGTAGGCAATATCATCTTGATCATCCCTTTCATTTGATGGTTGACAATATTTTTGATTTTAGTTATAATGAAGATAGTACTGTTGCATATACATACAAAATTCCCAATAAGGATGAAGAGTAACATATTATGATTATTGTTGATTTGTCTCAGGTGATGATTTCCAACCTAATGGTTCAACTTGGAAACCATACAAACGCTGAGCTAGAAGAAGATCTTCTTCGTCATATGATTCTGAATTCAATTCGTTCATATAACATGAAGTTTAAGAATGATTATGGTGAAATGATTATTGCATGTGATGCTGGTAACAACTGGCGTCGTGAAATATTTCCTTATTACAAGGCCAATCGCCGTAAGAATCGTGAAAAGTCTGAGTTGAACTGGGCTCAGATTTTTGATACTCTGAACAAGGTTCGTGAGGAACTGAAAGAATTCTTCCCTTACCGTGTAATTCAAATTGATGGTGCTGAAGCCGATGACGTCATTGGTACCTTGGCTCATAAGTTTGGTAATACCTTTGAAAAAATTCTAGTCCTTTCTGGCGACAAGGACTTTGTTCAATTGCAGCGTTATAACAATGTCAAGCAATTTGATCCTGTTCAAAAGAAGTGGCGTACAACCAACGATCCAAATCGTTTTATTCGTGAGCATATCATGCGTGGCGATACTGGCGATGGTGTGCCTAACTTCCTTTCTGCCGATGATACGTTTGTAGTCGGCTCTCGCCAAAAGCCTATTAGCCAGAAAAAACTCGATGTATGGGTTCAGCATGTTAACCCTCGTGACTTCTGTGACGAGAGTATGTTGCGTGGCTATATGCGCAATCAGCAAATGGTCGACCTTGATTTCATTCCTCAAAATCTGCGTACTCAGATTGAAGATGAATATGAAAATCAGCGTGGCAAAGATCGTAGTAAGCTTTTCAATTATTTCATTGAAAAGCGCCTTAAAAACCTTCTTGAAAGTATTAATGAGTTCTAATATGAGAAAATTAGCAATTGCACAAATTATCGAAAATGCTTCGAACATCGAATCCATCGAAGATCGAGCACTGTATCTTCGTGATCATGATTCAGAACAGCTAAGGTATATTCTAGAACTGGCTCTGACTCCTGGTGTCAAGTGGGAAATTCCTGAAGGAGCTCCTCCGTACAAGCCATGTGAATATGTTGATGTTGAAGGCCGGCTTTATCAGGAAGCTCGTACGCTGTACATGTATCTCCTTGGCAACAAACCAGAACTTACTCGTATCAAACGAGAATCACTTTTCATTGGACTCCTTGAGTCTATTGATCGCCGCGATGCAGAACTTCTTATTCGAGTTAAAGATCAAAAGTTGCCTCGCACAATTTCAACCAAAGTCGTTAATAAAGCATTTCCGGGTCTAATCAATGAGCAAGTCAATTAAGCGCAATAATAAGTATTATGGTTACGATGATTACGATGAAGATCAGTATGAAGATCATGGCCAAAAACTAAAAGAGAAAAGAATGCGAGCAGCACTTCGGTCTCGAAATAAAAATGCAATATTTGATTTAATTGAAAAAGATTAATAATGCCAATCTATGAATTCAGAGACAAAAAAACCGGAGAAACATGGGAAGAGTTTCTTTCCATCTCCGGTAAAGATGAATATTTAAAAACTCATCTTCATGCCGAATTGGTCATTGGCGCACCTGCTTTAATCTCTGGTATTTCAGGTGTGACTCATAAGACTGATGGCGGGTTTAATGATCTGTTAAATAGGATTGGCAACGCAAATCCAATTTCTCCACTTGGTCAACAATACGGAGACAAGAGTATTAAAGCTACCAAAACTCGCGAAGCCGTTACAAAAGCCAAAAATAAAAAATAAGGATGATTCGTGACTGAACCTAGACTTACTAAGAGACAAAAGAGAATTCTACGTCAAAATGGAGAACAGGATCTAATTAATAAACCTACTTTTAGCTCTCCAAACTTCAATTTAAAACGAGTTCATCCACTCACTGAGAACCAGAAAAAAACATTTGAAGCCTTTCAACGAGGCAAGCATTTGATGCTTCATGGTATGGCAGGCACGGGCAAAACGTTTTTGTCAATGTATCTGGCAATCAGTGATTTAATGAGTGGCACCAGCGACCAGGAAAAAATCTATGTGATTCGATCTGTGGTTCCGACTCGTGACATGGGATTCTTACCAGGATCTCAAAAAGAGAAGATGAAGGTCTATGAAGCTCCTTACTATGCTATTTGTAATGAGCTATTCGAACGCGGCGATGCATATGACATTCTCAAACAAAAGAATGCCATAGAGTTTATGAGCACCTCTTTTGTTCGTGGTACCACTCTGAACAATTGCTATGTGGTTGTCGACGAAATTAACAACATGACATTTCATGAGTTGGATTCGGTAATCACACGTATTGGCAAAAACTGTCGAGTGATTTTTTGTGGAGACTTCCGTCAGTCAGATCTGACTCGTGAACAAGAGCGCAATGGGCTCAAAGAGTTCATGAAAGTGATTGACAGATTATCCGATTTTGAATATATTGATTTTCTAGAGGCCGATATCGTGCGCTCTAAACTTGTGAAGGAATACATCATTGCTCGCCAAAAGCTTGGACTACAACCGTAAAGAGTTCGAATACGATCTTCTCGAGTTTGCTCATCTGAATCGTATTGATGGTGAAGTTGCTCGTCTGTATGAAACTCCTACAGGTGAACGCTATCCGTCTGTAACTACCGTTCTCGGTAAGATGTCCGATAAGACAGCACTCAACGAGTGGCGTAAGCGTGTAGGAGATGAGGAAGCCAATAAGGTTTCGGCGCGAGCCGCATCTCGTGGGACGTCTATCCATACGATGTGTGAAAAGTACATTCTCAACGAAGAGATTGATACTTCTATGCCGCACAATATGATGATGTTTAGCCAGATCAAAAAAGTGCTTGACGACAAGGTCGATATGATTCGAGCTACTGAATGTACCTTGTTTAGCCATCATCTCAAAATCGCTGGCACGTGCGATCTCATTGCTAACTATGATGGTAGACTATCCATCATCGACTACAAGACATCCACTCGGCGTAAGAGGAAGGATTGGATTGAAGGCTACTTCTTGCAATGTAGTCTCTATGCCTACATGCTCTGGGAGATGACTGGCATCGGTGTGAAAGATATTGTCATTATCATTGGTGTTGACGACGAACTCGAATCTCAGGTGTTTGTCGAACGACCTCAAAACTACCTTGAAAAGGCTGCTGATCTAGTTCGATCTTACCATCAAATGTACAAATAACCTCTTAAAATTTTATTGAAAACAAAAATGCACTTCGGTTTTCTGAAGTGCATTTTTTTATGTACATTATTTTGAAAGTGTTGTAGACTAATAATATAAGGAATGAAGGAAGGAAATCCAAATGAACATTCTTGCAACCTCGCCAAACGGCAAGCTCCGTCTTCGCAAGCTGAAAAATGGCAAAGGTGTCGTTGAACTGAACTGCCATGGTGAATGGGTTTGGTGCGTTTGGAGATCGGCTTCGATGGATGATGCAGAATTTGTCTTTGCCAATCAAGTGCGCCACCATCAGATCTGATCAACTCAAAACTTAGGAAGGAATTGCTAATGGCTACCATTGAAGTTCTAGTTGGTGATCGTGTTCGTTACGAATCGGCCACTGGTATTATTCGCGGCGAAGTTGTTCGCATCACACGTTCAAAAAATGCTGCAAATAAGATGATCAACTGGATCCATGTTGAGTACTACAACCACAAGTCACCGACTAAAAAGTCGATCGCTGTCCTGGCTGAAACATCGCTAGAAATGATGGAATTTGTTGTCACCTTCCGCGACTATGATATTCAGGTTGCTCGCGGTGAAAAGGGAGTTGCATAATGACTAACGGCATTGCGATTATCAACTATTTTGGCCGACAAACGGTCGAACAGGCTCTTACTGCTTATTTGAAAAAGCATGGCATTTCATGGAAGACGGAAAGGACGTTGCAGGAAATGCAGCGGGATCGACCTGACGAATTTCTAGAAATGATTTGTAACTTTGTAGAAAGGGAATCGGTCTAACCACTGATCTAAACTACGGCGTAAAAACTCTTAAAATTGAGGTGATAGAAGCATGACTCGGCTATTTGAATATGTTGTTGCTCAGAACGATCCGTATCAGTTCGTATACGAGTGTTTGTCTGGCGATCATGGCGATGAAGCTCAGACTACTATGTCCAACCTTTATGCGTCAATTTCGGTGGATGAAGGCTTTCATCCCGATGATGATTTTGAGCAAATCATTGAACGCATGCTCGACCAGATTGAACAGGATGTTGTATAAGTTTTCATAATTCCTGTTGACATTATTTTGAAAACGTTGTAGACTAAATCTATAAGGAATGGAAAAGGAAGTCAACATGATCACCACCAATGAAGCTGCAGTTCTTCGCGCTATCGCCACCAACTGCTTCAACGTTCTCAACTATGGTATCCCCACCTGCTACGCGGAAGCGAACCAGGAGATCTGGACCGACCTTATTAACGACGCCGAGTATCCTTCGGGTATTGAAGGCAAGGCTCTTTCGGGAGTCTGTAGTTCGCTCGTTAAGAAGGGCCTGATGAAGTCCTTCGTTGGATTTGAAAAGGGTGAATCCACGGTCATGATGACCGAAGAAGGTTTTAATGCCTACAGTGATTTTTATGGTTGACATTATTTTGAAAGTGATGTAGACTGAGAATATAAGGAATGGAGATCGAAATGTTTCAACTGAACGAAGACCTTAAAGCTATCCTGACTCCGGCAGAGGCTCGCAGCGAAATGATCGGTGGAATCATTTTCGTGTTTTCATTTCCGGTGTTGATGTTGGCAATGTGGATTATCACTCCTGCATAATTCCTGTTGACATTATTTTGAAAACCGACTATACTGAATTACCAATTGAAAGGAAACTACACTATGGCTCATATGATTGAATTCCTCGATGGCAAGGCTTCCATGGCTTATGCTGGCGAAACACCCTGGCATGGTCTTGGCACCGAGGTTCCTGCCGATCTGACTCCTAATCAGATGCTCAAGGCTGCTGGCCTTGACTGGCGAGTGAATCCTGTTCCTGCCTTTGCCGACATTGCCGGTAAGCAGGTTGCCATTGGTCACTCTGCTCTGGTTCGTGACGTTGACAATAAGATCCTTGACGTCATCACTGACGACTGGATTCCGAACCAGAACGAAGCTGCTTTTGAATTCTTCAATGACTTCGTTGCAGCTGGCGAAATGGAAATGCACACCGCTGGTTCGCTCCGTGGTGGCCAGCTGGTCTGGGCTCTGGCCAAGGTCAAGGATGCCTTGAACTGTTCAATGGTGACACCGTTGAATCCTATCTCCTCTTCACGAATCCTCACAAGTATGGCTGGTCCATCGACGTTCGGTTCACTCCGATTCGTGTGGTCTGCAATAACACTCTGACTCTGTCGCTGAACAGCCAGTCGAACAAGATCGTTAAGGTTAGCCATCGTCGTGAATTTGATGGTGACACCGTGAAGGAAACCCTTGGTGTTGCCAAGGAAAAGCTTGCCAAGTACAAGGAAATGGCTGCTTACCTCGGTTCAAAGCGCTTCAACGACGAAAACATCGTCGACTACTTCAAGCGTGTCTTCCCTGTCTCTGGTGCCAAGAAGGAAATCAGCAAGAATGCTGAGATTGCCCTGGAAATCATGGATCAGCAACCTGGTGCAGAGTATGCCGAAGGTTCTTGGTGGCAGGCTTTCAACGCAGTCACTTTCATGACTGATCACATGATTGGTCGCTCGGCTGACAACCGTCTTACCTCGGCTTGGTATGGTACCAATAAGAACCTCAAGACTCGGGCACTCGAAACTGCCATAGAAATGGCAGATGCAGCTTAAGGAGATCTCCAAATGTCTTTTAAACGATCACTAGAAACGTTTCGATGGTGGAAGAACGATCGATTTGTCGATAGAGATACTATTGATAGCATTCGGCAATTCTTATGTGATGTCTATGACAAGGACGATCATCAATTCTATGATGCGTATAACCGCATGGTAGAAAAACTGGAAATGGCAGATGCAGCCTAAGATCGGATATCTGATCGACGAGGACGCTGGGTGGGAAGATGAGCCCACCTGGCAGTTCTATACCGAGACAGATGTTCCCCAGTGGAAGATCGAGCACGCTAATAAGAAAACTTTCAAGCGTATTGTTTATTGGGAGATTGATGATGAGTCCTGAGATTAAGAATCTGCTTACCATCTATGAAAATAAGATGGCTTCTATGTGGCAACTTGATGGTGAGATGCAGTGGTGTGAAGATGACCGCATCTACAAGATGGAAAAGCGCGCCCGTATTCTTGACGGTGAAGTTCGAGAAGCGCGTGAGAATCTCGTAGTTGCAATCGAAAGACTTGAGCAATGATCAATAAATCAGTCGAACAGCTATTCGAAGATGGTTTCGCAGAGATCATGCTCGGAGCATTCAAGCTTCGTAGAGAAGGCAAGTATCAAGAAGCGTATGATGAGCTTGGTGTAGTTCTCAATCTTATCATGCAGGATCGTCAAGAACTACGTGAAATCTATAAGGTGAACCCATGATTGAAGTAAAGAACCGGTCTCCAGAATCTTGGGGACCATTGGCTGACGTGGATCAAAAGGTATTTGATAAACTTGTAAGTATGCCTAATGCTGGCGATTTAGTTAAGGACTTTGTTAAGAAACAAAAGAAGCTCAAAACGTATAAGGTAACATTCAATAAGGTGTGGCACTCTGATGAGTTCGAGTTGCAAGCTGAAAGCGAGTATCAAGTTGGATCTGTAGCTCGTGAGTATTTCAAAGAAAATGCTAATAGCATTGGTTTCAAGGAAAAGCCTCGTGGTAAGTGGGCTGGTGACTATGAAGGCTACGACACCATTAGTTATGTGAAAGTGAGGAATTGATTATGGTTACACTTTGGCTTTTTGGCTTTATAGTCGTTGTTCTATACTGTGCATTCTATGCTGGTATGAATGCAAAGAGTCTTTTTTATAATACCAAGGCCAACCTTGAAGTTGACGATGTTGACCAAATGTTGAATGTGACGGTCTATGTGTTTGTTGCCTTGGCGGTTGCTACGGCCTGGCCCATTGCATTGCCAGTAATTTGCATTTATAAGCTCGGTCAACGTTTTAGTAAGGAGAAGTGATATGTGGTTATATTTGATTGGTGTTGTCATCGTCGGAGTCATTGGTTTATACTTTATTGGTCTTGCTGATGTTGACCAAGATGAATCGATTGGCATGGGATTTACCGCGATTTTAATGTCAGCATTGTGGCCACTGATTTTAGCTTTGGTGGTAATTGCTCTTCCATTTGTTGGCGCTTTTATGCTTGGGAAGCGTAATAGTCGCAAGAAAGATTCTACCATTGAATAAATAAGTTTATGGTAGAAGAAAATGGTACTTACTTTGTTGGAATGCTTCTAGAAACTGAAGACGATGAAATTGTCTTTCCAGTGAAGTTTCGTACAAAGAATTATAATGAAGCTCTTATTCTTACTCGATGTATTACTCCTGGTGATCCTCGAAAGAAAGTTATGTTTGCTGTAATAGATGAAGGATTTTAGTCTATTAAGTTGACATTAATTTAGAACTGTTATATATAGAATTATCAGTTGATGACAATCAACAATAAAGGTTCTGAGGACGCGGGGGCGGTACCCGCCACCTCCACCATCAACCCTGAGCGTTACCCGTAACGCTTCGGACGACAGGCAATAAGTGCGTTACATTATTGTCTTCTCAGGGTTGATGATGGGGGTGAACTAGGATCGACTGGAACGGAATAAGGCGGTTCGAGACTGATTCGCTGGCCGAGTGGCCAAAAACAATAACTGCAAACGACAATGACGTTGCATTTGCTCTTGCTGCGTAAGCAATAAGACAACGGGTTGGACGGGAACCTTGGAACAGAATCCCGTCAATGCCCCACGAATGGTTCTAAAAACACCATGAGTGGTTGACATTATTTAAATTTCGGTTTATAAATAATATATCGCAACGGGGGTTGGCACCTCCATTGACTCTTACAAAGCTTCAAGTCTTAGGGCTAGAGAGCAGCACTATTCGGTGCTACCGACGAAACCATAATGATTTTGCATTTCCAGTAAGAGGGAAATGGATGGAAGATACTTTCGTTATTTTATTTTGTATCTTCTCATAGCGGCAGAAAACTATATGGCTGTGATGCCTGTTTTGTAGTCTCTGTCTGCCAAAGTTATTAAGACTCAGAGGATACAATGAAAATTTTTAATAACTTAAAAAACAATCACCAGTTTGGCCGGGCCGGTGGATTCTGTCTAGGATTAATTTGTGCGGCAACTGCTGCGTATGCAATGCCTTCAGAACCCGAAGTCAAATATGTTAAAGTTCCAGAAATACGAGTGGTAGAAAAACCGGTAGTTGTTCGTAAACCGGTATATTTAAATGGACACGATAGGCAACAAATTCAGTGCATGGCCGAAAACACATATTTCGAAGCTGGCCATGAGCCTATTAGAGGTAGAATCGCGGTAAACAATGTAGTTATGAACCGCGCTAAAGATCGTAGATTTCCTTCAACACCATGTGCGGTCATCAACCAAAGGGCCAGAGGCGTATGCCAATTTTCATGGAAGTGTGAAGGAGGAAAGCAAGTCAGAGACCAAGCTGCATATCGCAGAGCTCGTGAAATTGCTGAAAACGTGTATCTAGGTAACTATGGTGATGTTACCAGCGGTGCAAAGTTCTATCATGCCGACTATGTAAATCCAAGTTGGAGTAGAGCTTTTGATCGTACAATTAAAATAGGTGCACATATTTTTTATAGAGGATGATTAATTATGGTGGACGACGTTATCTTTCAAAAGACTATGTCTAATGAGAAGTTTATAAAGGAAATTGAAAAGTTAGTAATGAACTATGACCTTGATTACATGGATGCCGTCGTCCACCTTTGTGAAAAGAACAATATAGAAATCGAGGCCGCTGCTTCGATTATCAAGAATAATATTAAAATTAAAGCTAAAATCCAAACTGTAGCAGAAGATTTGAATTATCTTCCACGGTCTGCGAGGCTTCCTGTATGAATGATGATCCATTCTTGAGGATGTTAGACTCATGTTTGATGCACGTTTCAGTACATGCTGATAATGCAGATCGTTTAGCTCAAGCTATCTATGGTCTCATTGAAGGTGATGATCCAGAAGACGCTGCACAATTATTGATTGAACTTGGTTATACTGACTCTGATGGGTTTTGGATAGGTGAAACATGACGCCATTCGAGAGCTATAAAACGTTTCTCGCCGTAAAGAACCATTTTACCACTGATAGCTACGATTATATCAAATACAACGGTAAAATTGGTGCGAGTCAAACAAGTTTTGAAACTCGCAAAGACAAATACCAATTCTATAAACTATCTAAACACAAAGATCCACTCAAATATCTGGTTGCCAACTTTGTAGATGGTGATCTCAAGTGGGTTGGTGACCTTTTCAACGATGATTCAGAGAAGGTCTATGCTGAGTGGCTTAAACGCCAGCAATCTCTTACTTACATTTTTGAACAAGATCTAAATAAATTGTTGACAGATTTTGACAATAATGTTATTGTGAAGAATGGGCAGCATCCATATTTACTGAAACAATACTTACGTCGGCAAGTATCCATTGAGACTATTATTATTCTAAATGATATTCTTGGCTTCTTCGGTCACTGGAATAAGAAGATTGAAGATAGTGTACTCTGGCCGAGCATATATAAAAAGCTATGCAAGTATAAACCATTCTTTCATTATGATGCGTTCAAATGTAGAAAGATCTTGAAAGATAAATTTGTGGGTGATCAATGAGTAATTTTTTTCAATATAGTGCAATGCCTCAACGTGAAGATCCGAGTATGACAACTCCGGCTCCGATCGCATCTTCCAAAGAAATTTTTGAAAAGATGATGGCAGCAAAACAGGTTAATGATGGCAACTACTGGCCGACTATGTGCGAGGTATTTGCTGCTGACCTAAAGAACCTTCCTATGGAACGGTTTAAAGTTTGGGCATCTGTTATGTCCGTACCATTCATGAATCGTACAAAATATATAAATTATATTGGCCCAGTCCTAATGGCTGCACAGGCCAGTCAGACTGTACGTGACGCTCTAGAAGAGAACATGATTGGTTACAATGGTATCAATGACTTCCAACACTTTAGTGCATTCGATGACTTCACTACGACCATGAATCGTGTTATTCATATGGCTCACCTAGTCTTGAATGGCTGGGGTCCTGCTGAACTGAGTGAGCTTGATACGATTGTAGAACTTGGTGGTGGAATAGGCGATATGGCTGACATCGTCTA